CCTGTTTTAATAACAGGAGGACAATAATATGGGAGCAACTGAGTTTTTGACTGGTAATGCGTTGACTAATCATAGGTGGACTACTTCTCTAGCCGTTGAAGCCGCCGTAAACCAGTTCCTTAGAAAGTTCATGGGAAGTGATTTTAATAAAATGATAAGGATACTGAAAGATCTGAACAAAAACGCCGGTGATAAAATCACATACGGATTACGCATGAAGCTGACCGGTGACGGCGTTGAAGGTGATAATCAGCTTGAGGGAACGGCGGCAGAGGAAGCCCTTAGCTTTTACAGCGATAATGTTTTTATCAGCCAGAGAAGGAAAGGCACAAAATCAAAAGGACAAATGTCTGAGCAGAGGATACCCTATAATATCCTCAAGGAAGGCAAGGAGGCTTTGGCAATATGGTTCGGCGAGGACTATGACCAGCAACTTTTTATGTATCTTGCCGGTAACAGGGGTGTTGTCACATCGGGATGGCATTTTCCAATAGGATGGACAGGAAGGGCCAGTAATACCATAGCGGCCCCCGATACCGCTCATCAGATTTATGCGGGCGATGCGAAAGCGCAAGCAGACCTTGACGAGGCCGATGTAATGTCTCTTCAGGTGGTTGAAAAATGCATCTCTCAGGCCGAAACCACAGACCCCATGATTCAGCCGTTCATGGATGAGGGGGAGTTAAAATTTATCCTTCTCATGCACACATGGGATCAGCACAATCTGAGAATTTCCAGCTCATCCGGTGATTGGCAGGATCTTACCAAAAATGCCAGAGAAAGAACCAGCAAGAATCCTATCTGGTTGAATTCATTAGGCGAGTACGCCGGTGTTATTATGCACAAGCACAGGAACGTCATACGCCCAACCTCAACCGTTTCAAGGTCTTTATTCCTTGGTGCTCAGGCTGCCGTTATAGCGTGGGGCGGATCGCAGATAAGTGAAAACAGTCGAAACCGTTTTTCCATGCACGTAGAGACAGATGATAGAGGTAATCAGGTGGCAGTATCAGCGGCCTCTATTTACGGCATATCCGAGACAACCTTCAACTCAAAACGGTTTGGGATGATTGCTGTGGATTCTTATTGCACAGACCCGAACAGTTAAACTAACGGGGGCTGAAAAGCCCCCATATTATCTCAAAGTAAGGAGGATTTTAATATGGCAATACATAAAACAGAGGCCGTTCTGTCGGGGAATTGCCCTGATAGGGCAGATGGAAGTATTAACGCATCATGGGGTCATTGGGCCTATGACGATGAGGGCGCTGTGGTAATTGATGATGTGATCCAGATGGTCAATATCCCCGCAGGAGCGCGCATTATTGATATTTTGGTTGAGTGGCCTGCCACTTTTGCCGGTAGTTCCACTTTTGATGTTGGGGATGGCGATGATGATGATCGGTTTATGGCGGCTATTGCCAATGCAACAAATGCTGGTCGATTGTCCCTCTTTGGTGGTTTTTCAAATACGGCTGAAATTGATGAGGCTATCAACGCATCCGGGCTTGGTTATACCTACTCAGCAGCTGACACCATTGACATAACAGTGGAAGGTGCTAACACAGCTACGGGGGACATCTTTATTATGTGCGTCCTCTATATCGTAGAGGGTGGATTCACTGACGAATAATCTTTAACACGAGGAAGAGGGAAAAGAGGTATATAATTCTTACCTCTTCCTCGTCTATTCATGAAAGGATATGTTATGGCAAAACTTGTTAAATATATTGGTCCGAAGAGACAGAAGCATGTGCTTTGGCTTGAAGAAAGACCGACCTGGAATGAAGGCAATGATTTTATAGTGGAGATGGCCGATCAATTTGCGGCCTTTTTGATAAGAAGGTGTCCCAACATATTCAAGATAGTCGGAGTAATAGAAAAGCAGGTTATTATTGAGGGTATACCGGAAAAGAAGGCCGTGAAAACGCAACCGGACATAACCGAAGAGCCTGAAAGTGTGGCTGAGCCCACTCATGATGCCAATAAACTTTATGGCACAAAATCCGGGGACCCTTTCAAATCAGTTAAGGCTGCTCAGATGCAGTTAAACCGTATCGCCGCTACAATCGGTATGGGGTCCTCAGACCTTGAAGTAGTGGAGTTTTCTGACGGTAGTTGGATAAAAAAGAAAGATATAGTCGAAGAAACCATGCCTATCATACCGGATGGCCTTGAAATGCTTCCAGAGGAAGAGGTTGAACCGGTATAAGATCTGATTATTTTCAATAAAGGTTATCATGGGAGATATATTTAAATGTCTGACGGCAATACCTTTTTAGAATATCTCAACGATATTTTAAAGCAGGAGAAAGATCAATCTGCCAAATCCGGCTCTATTGTAGTACAGGACAAACTTGCCTATGAGTTCGGCGATATAGGGGCCTGCGAGCTTGCCAAGAAAACACTTCTTTTGAGAAAAACAGCAAGCATACAAACCGTTGCAAGCCAGAGAACATACAATCTGCCGCCGGATTATATAAGAATGGTTGTCCATAAGAATTTCAGGATACCCGTTATACGTTATACAAAAGATGGGGAGACAGACGGAGTTTTTATTGAGCAAGGGTCTTATCAGGACTTTTGGGCATACGACACGGATCAAACCGAGGATGTCCCCGGCTGTTTTGATATTCTACCCTATAATACTTCCGATCTTAGCGCAATAACCGGAACCACTTCAGCCGCAGGAGCCGAGAGCGATGGAGAATCAACCTTAACCGAAGCAGGTAAACTTTTCACGACAACCAACCTTGTTTATCCTCGTTATCGTGTTCATAACACCACAAAAAAATATCATGGAATAGTCCTGGCTGTTTCTTCTGCGGCTGCTCTGAATACTGCCATGTTCAAAGATAAAGCATGTATGGGGTGGGGCAACGGCGAACTATACAGGATTCAATCAACAGGCAATTATAAGTTGATTTTCGATTACGCAACCTTGAACGCGGACGATACCATTGATATCGAATATTACTGCCTGCCTTCTCCTGTATTTTCACCCTATGGAGTATGGGGGTTTCAAGATCCCGAATATACTTTTGCCATAGCTTGTTATGCGGCATGGTTATTTAAATTCAGAAGTACAAAAGAATCGGTAAAATTCAACATGGAATCTTTGACATCAGATAAACTTTACCTCATGTTTGGAAAATATGTGGACGATGCGCTGGCGGATAAAACCGAAAGGTACTATTTTCCAAGACTGAATCAAGACTTATTGGATGTTATGTAGGAATAATTATGAAGAAAATCATTATCATTCTGCTTGGTGTGCTTTTGTTTTGTTGGCCCGGGCCTGTATTGCCATGGTCACAAACTACTTCCGGTATAACGGCTCAGAACATCATAGACGATGTAAGGCAGGATATAAATGAATCTACAGCCAGTTATTATGATGATACGGCAGATATGGTGTATTGGATTAATGAGGCGGTGCATATAATCGCATCCAGCGCGGGATGTATAGAGGTATCGGAAGATATTATTTTGTCGGGTGGCACGATGGCTTATACACTTTCGACATCTCACTATGATTTAAAAAGTTTTCATCTTTACGATTCAGGAGTTGTGAACAGCCCCGAACGATTTTCATTTATCAGGAAAATACAACAAAACTTATTGCCTGATATACCTGAACAGGAGCTAAGACCTAAATATTGCTTTGAAGCTAAAGGCCAATTTTGCGTATGGCCTGTGCCTGGTACAGATATATCCGGCACTACGGTAACTGTTTACATGTCTTCAATTCCCACAGGTGTTACAGGTGTGACAAGTCAGATTGAAACACCGGAATTCTTTGATCCCGCTATACGTAACTATGTGAGAAGTAAGGCGTACTTTAAAGATAGTAGGGAGCACAGAGGGGCGTTCTTTATGTCATTATTTACATCAAGATTGCAAGAATATATAGCCAGAATTACAGGTGAAATTAGTGCCCAATAAAAAATGCATATTATCAGCTATTTGTTTATCAATCCTATTATTGTTGGCACCAGCCTCTTTTGCTCAAGACCAACTTCCCCAAGATTATGAAGGTTTTCGCAGGTTAGGCGAACCCCTTCTTCCCCTCCCCTTTCGTGGCGGCTCAATAACATCCAGAGAAAAAGCCCTTATTCCTATGGGCGGTTTCAGCATGGTTCAGAACATGCGTGGAGAGCATCCAGGATTTAAGAAACGACCCGGACAGAGAACACTCCACAGCACAACGGACGGAACCAATGAGGTCATATCCCTACATCAGTTTAATAAGAACGCCATAGACGAAAACCATTTTTTTGCCTACATGTCTGATGGGGATATTCTCGAAGCCGCAAATCAACCGCCTACTGTCACAACGGGAGCTTTCGGTGTAGGAGTATTTAGCGGTAGTACGAAAATACCGCCTTCCTGGTCTGTTATAGGCGATAAACTTATTTTCTCAAACGGTGTTGACCAGCACCAGATTTATGGCGGGACAAGTAGTTATGTAGATAAGTTTGTGGTGTATAAAGGTGGTGTCACGACACCCGTTCCGAGCGTGCCTGATGAGGGCTATGATTATTCCGATGCGGTATCGGACGGGCAGAGCGGAACCACGGCGTTACTAAATTCCCTTGATTCGGCTTATGAAGGTAACATGATTTTTGTCATGACCCCGATGGCCGTGACAGGATTCTATTTTGGTATCACGGATGTAAATGTAAATGCTGCTGATTCCGGTGTTTCTTATTGGAACGGAAACTGGATTTCTGCATCGAACCTGACCGATAATACAAAAGATAGCGGTGGTGTCAGCACGTTTAATAGACCCGGCACAATGGTCTTTGACATGCCCTCTGATGTTATACCCAAATATCAGTATGGGCAAAGCGGTTTCTGGTGGCAAATAGGGACAAATGCCCAATTAGATGCTGCAACTGGTGTATCGGAAGTCACGTTCTACGGTCCATTTCAGGATATTGTCAATGTTTGGGATGGTGTGCCACTTACCGCCATTGAAGTTTATGTCGAAACAGCTACAAGCGGATATGAGTTATATTCTTCAAGCTCTGTTGATCTTACTAATCTTTCCGGTAATAGCAATGTCTATATCGCTTCATCCACCCCGATTGAGGGGATTTATATAGATCCTGGTTCAACCCCAAATACATCGGGTGTCAGTCCTGTTGTCAATTACTGGAACGGCTCGGCATATAATAGCACGGGCTCTATAACAGACAATACAAGCGGTATCAGTAATGCCGGATGGATAACCCTGCAAAGGCAAACGGACGTTCAGGAGCGGCAGTTTGAAGGCTCTCAATATTATGCCTACTGGTATCAGCTTAACTTCAATAGTCCTGGCATTGATTCCGATACGACCATCAGCATAGAGCTTATGCCGTATTACGATATTAACGATTTCGGCAAGGGCAGAACGAGTTGCACATTCAAGAAAAGAACGGCATATAGTTTTGATCTTTGGCCGAGTTATATCTATATCTCGAAAGTCAAGAAACCACTGGCTTTAAATGGAACTGATTATGGCATTCTTGAAGTAGGGGATGGCCGGGGCAATAAAATAACTGCCATGAAAAAGTTTCATAACGAGCTTATGGTGTGGCAGGAAGAAAGGGGCCTGACACTTATCGAAGGTTATTCTCCGGCCACTTTTGGGAACCTGCTTTTATCTTCCAATCATGGCACATTCTCTCAGAAAACAGTCGTTGTGATAGATGGTGTCATGGAATCAACCTCAACAGATGAAGTGTTAAAAACTCTTGCCTTTTTTCTAAGTCATTATGGTGTGTTCAGAACCGATGGAAGAACAGTAGCGTCGATATCAGACCAGATACAGAACTATTTCGATCCGACAAAGGACGAATGTATCAGGCGGGGTTATGAGGACAAAATGTGGCTGAGTTACGATTCGGCTTTTAATGTGCTGAGATTAGGTCTTGTGAGTGGTTCAGGAGCCACAACTTGTAATGTATTTCCGGTATTCGATCTGACAGACAAGGCTTGGTATTTTGATAGTTTTGCACAAAAACTGTCCTGCATGACCGAAGCAGAGGGAAGCGGTGTTACCCCTATCGTTCAGGTGGGTGGTGGAATAGACAATGGCACAGTTTATCATCTGAATTACGGTAAGAACGATGTGAACACGGGCATTGACGCTTTTGCTATGATTGAGCTTGATTATAATGGATACGATCTTTGGCTTCGGGAAATACTATTGAGATCAAAAGTTCAAAGTGCAGGGAATATTACCATTACGCCTTATCTTAACGATATAGCACAATCTTCGGTCACAAAAACTATGACAGCCAAAACTGCCGGTGAGGTTATCAGACGAGATAGATTTAACTCTAATCTGAGAAGTGACCATATCAGCTTGAAGTTTCAGAATAATATCGCAGATCAGGAACTATATCTTGAATCATTAGGGTTAAATATATTTGCCGATGA